GACGAAGGAAGCGTGGCTTCCCGCCGGCAGGTGGAAGGCGCTGGGCGCCGAGACGGAGATCCCGCGGGGCGCGGATGTCTATGTCGCCGTCGACGCCGCGAAGAAGTACGACACGACCGCGTGCGCGTGGGCGTACCGCACCGATTCCGGTGGAATCGTGTTGCGCGCCAAGGTGTGGTCGGCGCGGGAGGGGATCCCTTATCACGAGTTCGTGCCGGGCGGCCGGATCCGCAACAGCCTCGTCGAGGAGTTCATCGCCGAGACGCTCGCCAAGGAGTACCGGGTGCGTGAGGTCGTGTACGACCCCCGCTACTTCGACTCGCAGGGCGAGCGGCTCGCCGAACGAGGCCTCGTCGTCGCGGAGTTCCCGCAGGCGTCGGCCGCGATGGCCGACGCCTACCAGCACTTCTACGAGGCCTGCCTCGCCGGCACGATCGTCCATGACGGCGACGCGATCTTCGCGAAGCACGTCGACGCGGCCGCCGCGGTGTTGACCGAGACCGGCTGGCGGGTCTACAAGCTCCGCTCCACGAACCCGATCGACGCGCTCGTCGCCGCCGCGATGGCGCGCGAACGCGCCGCGCGCGGCGCCGCCGGCGCCAAGCCGTTCGCCTTCCTCGCCTAGGAGGCCACACCTCGATGCTGAACCGTCTCCTCACCGTCCTGCGGTTGCGCAAGCCTGCCCCGCACCCGCTTGCGGGATGCTGGGTACGCGTCCACGTCGCCGACGCCCCGTCCGTCGAAGGCGCCTACCTGTACGAGCGGGCCGGCTACCTGTTCGTCGAGACGCCGAAGGTGCTTCCCGAGCGCGGCGACGACCGGGAGCGGCCGCTCGCCGGCGAGCTCGCGATCCCGCTTCGCCGCGTCGTCTACGTGCAGAGGATGCCGTCGTGAGGCTCGCCGGCGCATCAGGCGTCGACGTCGCCGTCAAGGCCGGCTCGATCCTCGACGACTGGCCGTGGAGCGCGCAACCGCCGACCTCATGGCAGCTCGGCGGGCCGCTGCTCAGCACCGGCCAGGCGGTCGGGCTGCCCGCGGTGCTCGCCGCACTGCTGTGGCTGTCGGACACCGTCTCGATGCTCCCCTCGCAGCTCTACGAGCGCGACCGTACGGGCGATGCCCAGCCGGTGTTCGACGGTGACGACTACGAGATGTTCGCCGTCTCCCCTGACGGCGAGATCAGCCCGGGCGCGTTCCGCGCCGACATCGTGCTCGCGCTCGCCGGCGCCGGCAACGCGTTCATCCGCAAGTGGAAGGCCCGCGGCAAGGTCAAGCAGCTCGAGGTGCTCGACGTCCGCTACGTCCGGGCTCGCCGCTCGGGCGGCCAGGTCGTCTTCGACGACTACAGCCACACCGGCAGCCCCGGCGACGCGCTCACACGCACCCGCAGCGACATCATCCACCTTCGCCTCGGCCGCCTGAACGCGAGCTCCGCGAACGCGTACAGCCCGGAGGGCATCTCGCCGATCACCGCCGCCCGGATGGCGTTCGCGCTCGGGCTCAAGCGGCAGGCATTCGAGGGCGCCTACTTCGACAACGACGCCCGCCCCGGCATCGCGCTCACCTTCCCGCAGTCGGTCAACGAGGACGAAGCGAAGATCTGGGTTGACCTCTACAAGGCACAGCACCAGGGCATCGATCGCAAGCACGGCGTCTCGGTGCTCGGCGGCGGCGCCGACCTGAAGGTCATCCCGATCTCGTTGAAGGACGCGCAGTTCGTCGAGGGCCGTCAGATGACGATCCGTGAGGCCGGCGGCATCTACAAGATCCCCGCCTCGTTCCTCGGTGACGCGCAGTCGCGCGCGCCGCAGTCACCCGACGTCGAGGCGATGCGGTTCGCACGCTTCGGCGCGGGCCCGTACCTGACGATCATGGACGAGGGCTTCAGCCGCGACACGGACCTGTTCCCGCGGCCCGCCCGCGGCGGCAGCCGCCGCTACATCCGCCACCAGGCCGACGAGCTCCTGCGCCCCGACTTCGCCGCCCGGATGGCGGCCTGGAAAGACGCCCGCCAGGGCGGCTGGGTCACCCTCAACGAGATCCGCCAGAAGGAAGACCTGCCGGCCCGCCCCGATGGCGACGAGTTGCAGCAGACGCCGGTCGGCGGCGAGAGCAACAAGCCGAACGGCGACGCGACGCCGGCAGACGACAACAACGACGACAGCACCGACGAGTAGCCCGGACGGCTCTCGCAGGAGGACACATGCCACCGAACGACATCGCGGCGATCGAGCCCGTGCTGCAGCGGCTTGCCGCGCTCGCGGAGTCGAAGAGCAGCCACCTCGAGCGCAAAGACTTCGAGTTCAAGCTCGACGACATCTCGGACGAGGGCGAGTTCGACGGCTACGCCTCCGTCTTCGGGAACGTCGACTGCTACGACGACATCGTCGAGCGCGGCGCGTTCAAGAAGACGATCAAGGAGAGCAAGGGCCGCGTCCCGATCCTCTGGCAGCACGACCCGTACAACCCGATCGGCGTCTCGCTCGAGCTCGAGGAGGACGACTTCGGGCTCCGTGCGCGCGGCCAGCTCGTCCTCGAAGTGCAGCAGGCAGCGGAGGCGCGCGCGCTGATGAAGGCGAAGGCGCTCGGCGGCCTCTCGATCGGCTACCAGACGGTCAAGTACCTGATCGACCAGGAAGGCGTCGACGGACAGCCGGTGCGGCGCCTCAAGGAAGTGAAGCTCTGGGAGTTCTCGCCGGTCACGTTCCCGGCGAACACGCTCGCCGTCGTCAACGACGTGAAGAGCGTCGACGTCGACAGGCTGGCGTCGCTCCTCAGGAAGCTCCGGAGTGAAGACCCGGAGCTCGTCAAGGCACTCCTCGAGTCGACCCAGCCGGCGCACGAAGCCACTGGGGACGAGGCGGGAGCCGCCGTCGACGCGGACGAGTCGGCCGTCAAGCGCGACGCCACTCTCCGCGCCTTCGCAGACCACCTCAAGACGATGACCAAGGAGGCCCACAGTGGCTGAGATCGACAAGGAGCTCATGACCGAGCTCAAGTCCGCCTGGGAGGGCAGCTTCAAGGAGATCGCCGAGCGCCTCGACACCGAGGAGAAGACGCGCGGCGAGGCGACCGCCGAAACGAAGGCCGCGTTCGAGAAGGTGAACGAGGCCCTCGATCAGATCGAGGTCCGCTTCGAGAAGCTCGCGCTCGACAGCAAGGACGACGAGGAAGCAACCGGGCGCGCCGAGGTCAAGGCGTTCATCGCCTGGGCGCGGAAGGGCGACAAGGCCGGCCCGGACGAGCTGAAGGTGCTGACGGTCTCCGACGACCCGTCGTCGGGCTTCCTGGCGCCGGAGGAGTTCGTCCAGGAGATCATCAAGGGCGAGATCCTCTACTCGCCGATCCGGCAGGTCGCCCGCGTCCGGTCGACGTCGACGAACGCGTCCCGCCACCCGAAGCGCACCGGCGTGTTCGCCGCGCAGTGGGTCGGCGAGCAGGACACCCGCGACGAGACGCAGGGCCTCGCCTACGGCATCGAGGAGATCCCGAACCACGAGCTGTCGGCGGTCGTCGACGTCTCCTGGACGGACCTCGAGGACTCCGCGTTCGATCTCGAAGGCGAGATCAACCTCGAGGCGACCGAGCAGTTCGGTGTCGCCGAAGGCGCAGGGTTCGTCAGCGGCAACGGCGTCAAGAAGCCGGAAGGCTTCCTCGTCAACGCCGACATCGAGCAGATCCACCTCGGCGACGCGAACCTGATCACCGCCGACGGACTCCTGTCGATGTCGGGCGAGCTGAAGGACGCCTACGCGAAGAACGCGACCTGGCTGATGAAGCGCCAGACGCTCTACGCGATCCGGAAGCTGAAGGACGCGCAGGGCCAGTACCTGTGGGTGCCCGGCTTCTCCGCCGGCCTCGCGGGCTCCTCGCCGGCGCTGATCGACGGGATGCCGTACCTCCAGACGCCCGACATGCCGGACGTCGCCGCGAACGCCCTGCCGGTCGCGCTCGGCGACTTCAAGCGCGGCTACGTCATCTCCGACCGGGTCGTGATGTCCGCTCAGCGCGACCCGTACACGCAGAACCGCCTCGGCAACTGCCGCTTCACGTTCCGGAAGCGCGTCGGCGGCCAGGTCGTCCTGCCGGAGGCCATCAAGCTCGGGAAGGTCGCCGCGTAGCCCGCGGCG